GTCGATCTTCCCGGCAGCTACGGCAAAAGTAATGGTGGGCGCGGCCATTGTAAAAGCCGCCGCCGTCAAATCATCCTTTGCTTTTAACGTCTAAAGTAGCGCGGCGCTTGTATGCAGTAACGCGGACCACCTTTTTCGTAATCTCATCCCAGACCGGGAATTGCGCGACTTCGACGGTCTTGGCGCGGATCGCTGGCCCGAGGAGCACGCGCACGTTGTCGACGCTGCACTCCAGCTGCTCGGCTACTTTGTCGCGCGAATCCCAGCCGGCAGGCAGCACGTAGGTCTTTCGGTTCTGCGCTTCGACTAGGGATTTCCAGTTCACAATTTTAGGAGCGCCGCGAAGTGCGACTCGCCCTCGATGATGGGGATGTTGAGATGCAGGAACGCGCCGCTTGTCGCGACTAGTTGGACAGCATACCCGTGCGACCAATCGGTCGGCGCCGTGTGCTGCCATAGAGGCTGAAGCTGGCAGAGACATCCAGGGTTCCACGCGCCGACGATGCCGGTCGCAATGCGGCGAACGATGTTCGATTGCGCGCGGTGCGTGTGGCCGAAGACGCAGTTGCCGGCGATCTTGTCGACCGTCGCGCCGACCGCGTTCTTGGCCGTAGAGACGCCGTGAAAGAAGAAGCATTTCCCGCGCTTGATGACGCCGGGGACCGGGAGGCCGTCGTAGAACTCGCCCTGGCGGTAGTAGGAGATCTCGCGCTCCTTGAGCTTGAGCCGGAACTCGGGAGCCAGCAGGCGGCGCAGCCCCTCGGCGTCCTTCTTGTGGCGCAGCACTTGCGTCACGCACCACGTCTCGACGCGCCGCTCGTGGTTGCCCTCAAGATACTCGATCTTAGCGCGAGGCGCCGCGGCCCGCAACTGGTCGAGGAAAAGCGCGGAGGCGGCGAGATCCTCCTCGTAAGTGTAATCCGTCTCGGCGACGTAGCCCATTACGTGGTGCTGCGCGAGGAATCCGCCGCAGTCTACGTGATCGCCGAGCAGGATGATCTCCTGCGGGTCGAGCGCGCGGATGTCAGCCAGCATCGCAGCGACGGCCCTAGGATCCACGAGCGAGCCGTGCGTGTCGGGGATGACGACGCGGACGATGTCGGATCCGGTGCGCTTACGCGGCGAGACGGACGGCGCCGGCTTGGCCTTGCGCGCCTTGGTCGCGTTTTCAAGCGCGGCCCGCGCCACATCGAGCTCTTTCCGCAGGCCCGCGATATCGGCCTCGTAGAGCTTGCGGGACTCGTCCCGCTGAACTGCGGACCAGTCAGTCACGCCGCCCCTCCTGCGCGTCGGCCGCTGCGGCGTCTTCGGCGCGCGCCTTCTTGATCTCGCGATGCCAGCGCCAAAAGATGAACGCCAGCGAGGCAATGCCGGTCGCGATACCGAGCAGCGAGTTAATCTGGCCCGCGGTCACGGTGGCGACCGGGGGAGTGATAGCGGCGACGAAGTCGGCTGGCTTGATCATTTGAGCTTGGCGCGGTAGGCGGCGCGATCACCGAACCACCAGCCGACGCAGTTGAACGCGGCGAACGTGACCTGGTCGGTCATCGACGCGCGGGAAGGCTCGGCTGCGTAAAACCAGATCACGGTCGCGATCAGCACGAGGCAGATGGTGAGGAACGGACGAAACAGCGTCACGACGTCGGCGACCCAAGCGTGGACGTTGGCCGGCACCACGCCCGCCTGCTGGCTCGCCTCGAACGCTTTCCACGCGGCCTCGTCCTGGCGGATCGACGCGAGCACCTTCGCCTCCTCCAATTTCCTCCCGTGCTCTCTGCCGGCGCGGAACTCCTCGAAGAATCCGTTGCCGATGCGGAGGAGGACGCCAAGTGCGCCACCACCGAGAGCAGATGAGAGGAAGTCGAGCATTACGCAGAAGGCTTCTCTTTTAGCGCAGCCGCCAAAACTTGCACGGACTGGCGCAGGAGATCGTGCTCCTGCGCGGTGCCGCGGTAGGAGGCGGCGACGAGCGCGAGGTTCTGGAGAGCCTGCTCGGTGGAGATGGTGTTTTGTTCCATAGCGTCAGAGCGGCCCGTCAAATCACAGCGGAGTCAGGCCGGCGTTCTGCGCCAGCACCTCGTAAAAGCCGACGTCGTCGGTCCAGGCGGCGGTCTGCGCCTCGGTGGCGTTGACTAGCTGGGAGGCGACTTCCGCACCGGCAGCGTCGAGCAGCTGACAGTCGGCGACGGCGGGACCGTTCTGGTAATTCACGTAGCGGACATTGAACTGCGTGGCGCTCTTGGTGCCAGCAGGGGTCCAGACGGAAACGGGGGAGATGGCAATTACGGTATTCATACGAATTGATTAATCGTTCGTGGTCTTGGCGTGGATGTAGTAAACCGTTCCGTCGATTTCGACGCGGATGGTCCGGTTGGGAGACGTGGGCGAAACGGTGGCGGCCTCGCCAAGTTCCCAAGGCTTGGCCGTGCCGCCAGACGGCGCTACCGTCTTGATGCTGCCCGCGAACGTCGCGTTCTGGCTGCTGTCGATGGTGAGCGCGGTCGTGTTGTTCGTGCTTACTTGGAACGAATCCGCACTCGGAATCGAGATTTTAAAGAAAACCCCGGGCGCGTAATTAATCGAGGCCGTATTAGGGCCAGAAATCATATTCAACTGGGAATAGCCGCTGGCGTTCCCATTTTGAATCGTGAGGCTCGTGTAAGCTGCCGCCTGCGCCTTGGAGATCGTGACCGGACCCGAGAACGCACTCGTGCCCGTCCCGCTGACGGTGAGGTTGCCGCCAGCGAAGATCGCCCCCGCCACCCCCACGCCCCCGCCCACCACCAGCGCACCGGTGGAGGTGGAGGTGGAGGCGGTGGTAAGTGAAATCGTGAACGCGGAACTGTTAATGGTAGCTCGCGTCACACCGCCAGTCTGAAAAACGACATTGGAAGACGTATTGCTGTCGATAATCGTATCCGTATCGTTCCCGTAAAAGAGCCCGTAATTGGTCCCGTTTTTCTGAATTTGGAAAGCACCGCCACTTGTCCCATTCGACGTTAATCTGGGATATGCAGCCCCGCTTAAAGTAAGCGTGCCACCATTGACCGTCAGCGTCCCGCCAACCGTGGCGTTGCCGCTTAGATTGACCGATGTCCCAGTCGCCGCGCCGATGTTTGGCGTGACGAGCGTCGGTGACGTAGAAAGCACGTTTGCGCCGCTGCCCGTCGAGGTGGTCACGCCTGTGCCGCCGTTGGCGACTGGTAGCGTGCCGGTCACGCCCGTTGTCAGAGGCAGACCCGTGCAGCTCGTCAGGGTGCCGCTGGACGGTGTGCCAAGAACCGGCGTGGTCATCGTCGGACTCGTCAGCGTCTTATTCGTGAGCGTGTCCGTTGTCGCACGTCCAACCAGAGTGTCGGTTGCGTCGGGCAACGTGACCACGCGGCCGGCCGTCGAAACGGCGTCAATCAAAGTCACCGCGCTTGCGGCGCTGGATGAACTGCGGAAGCGGATGCCTTTGTTAAAGTCGGTTCCGTCGCTGATCGTGAAAAGTCCGCTGCCCTTCGGCTGCAAATGCACGCCGATATTCGTGCTCGCGCCCTCGGCCAGAACGTGGAGCGGGTTTCCGACGCCGGTCCCGTTCTTAATCTCAATGTAATCAGTCGCGCTCGCCACGCCGGTCAGTCGCACGACGTCGTTGCCGCCGCCAACGATTCCCACCGTGTCCGCTGCCGGGCGATACATGCCGGTGTTGGTGTCGCTGACGAAGAAGAGGGACGGCGCCGCTTCGGTCCCGTCCTGCAACTCGATTTGTCCCTCGTCGCCGGTAATCGTGATCGTCGTCGGCGTCTCGGTAATCGTGATGTTCGCGCCTGCCGCGAGCGTCTTGGGCACGTACTGACCGTTTTCCGATCCGATGATCTGCCCGCTCGTCGGCGCGTTGAGCACGTCATTGAGCGACGTAATGCCACCACCGCCGCCGCCCGCACCACGCGCCGCCGAGAGCGTCCACTCCGCGCTCGTGCGACTCGGCCTTTCCGCGTTCCCGTCGCGATTGGAGACATAGCTGTCGCCGTTGTACGCGACCAGGTCGAGCCGGTTGTAGGTCTCGTCCGGCGACCACTTGCCGCGGGGATTAAGCCCGCGAGGTTCGGCAAACTCCTTCCGCAGCTGGTCGATCTCACCGGCCCGCGGGAAGCGCGAGAGCTCCGCGCTGACAATCTCCTTGACCGCCGAAGGCAGCTTTGCCGCGTGCTCCGCGATCTTGGCCTCGGCCTGCTCGGCCAGGTTCGCGCTCTTCGCGCGCTCGGCGATGATCGCGTTGTATCGCGCCTGCGTGCTGACCTCGAGCGCCTTGGAGAGTTCTGTGATCTTGGCCTCGAGCGCGGCCCCGAGCTTCGCAGTCTGGTCGATCGTCTGCTTGGTGGTCCAGTCCTCAAGCTCGGCGCGCAGCTGCGGCTCGACCTCCTCGATGGTGCGCTCGACCTCCGCGTTGAGATGCTCGCGCAACTGCGGCAACTGCTCGACGAGTTGCTTGAGCTCGGTGCGCTGGACGATGGCGAGTTCGATCAGCCTTTCGATTTGGGTCTGCGTGTCGTTCATATTATTTTGCGGCCTTCGGATGCTTGGCGGGCAAGAGATCGTTGTCCTGCGTGTATTTTGGATTCTCCGGTCTGCCGTTCTTCAGCAAATAAAGGAACGCATTCACGCGAGCGTAAGCCCATTGTTGCTGAGACTGCACCTTTGGCGAGTGCGACACGTTGTACGCACCGACGCCGCGCTGATAAACGGACCGCAGTTGTCCAATGGTCGCGCCGTAACCGAGCTTGGATTTGTGCCGCTCATTGAAATCGTCGGCCTTGTCCTGGAGCGTCTTCTCGACTTCTGCTGGAACGTCCGCGCCGCGCGTCGTGCTGGCGTCTCCCTTGGCCGTGCCCTCGCCTTCGGGTCGGCGGTTCGGCGTGTCGGAGGCCGGCGCCTTGTCGGAGGAAACGATGGCCCCACTCGGTCCGACCTTCGCCATATCGCGCGGATGTTGGCGCATACAGACCGCCGTGCGTTGCGCAGCATCGGGGAACTCGGCGGTTGCGACCGGGTCCGCCATACAGCGCGCCATAAAGTCTTCGTGATTCTCGCCGGCGTTCGGCGTCGGGAGCTCAAACTCCTTCTTCTTTTCCAGGAGCTGGACCGCGCTCTTCCCCACGATGACCGGCTCGGTGTACGGCGCGCTGCGGGCGTGGAGTTCCTTGCGGTATTCCTGAACGGCCGTCAGCCAGTCGTTCGCGTGGACGCCGTTGCTCTTGATCGCGAGCTCAACCTCGGTCGCTGCGGAGAACTGGACGCGGTTCTCGGCCGGCGCGCTGTTCTGCTGCCGCTGCTTATTCAATCGCTCAACAATCGCGTTCGCCCACGTCTGACCGGCGTCACCGCCCCAGCCGTGCCACGCCTGCCAGCCCTTGCCCTGCTGTGCCCACGTTTCGCCCTGCTTGTCAATTTCGTGGCGGTCGAAATAAGCCTTCATCCGGCGCACCGTCTCCTCGGAGAGCGACTTTTTGTTTTGGATGTCGCGGGCGCGGGCGAGCCCAACCGCGGTCATTCCACGCTGCGACGGCGGCTTGCCGGCCCGCACTTCGAGCGCGCGGCGGGCGTTCGCCGCCATCGCGTCGTTCGGGACGTAGGAGTCCTCGGCGAAGTTGATGGTGATCAGGTCCGCCGAGGCATTGATGGTTTCTGTGGGAGCAACTGGCGCAGCCTGCTCGGGCGCCGCGGCTTTGCCCGTCGTCGCATTGACCGCATCCACCGCGTCCTCGGTGACGCTCGTGCCAAGCGCCGCAGCCATCGAGGGATTAGCGGGCAACTGCTGCGTGACCATACGGATTGCGGTCTCGGGAATGCCGTACCGCTTCGCGAGCTCTCCGACGTAGCTCGCCTCCGCCGCGATCTGCTCGAGCCGGGTAAATGCATCGGTGCCCTGCTCGGCCGCGATCTCCTGCAAGGACTTCGCGCCCTGCCGGTTCTCGTTCATATTGGCCGCGGACTCGCGACCGACGTCGATAGTGAGCTTGGGCGGGAAGCGCCACTCGCCGCGGGTCGCGCGTTTGAGCGTCTGCACCGGAGTCTCGCCAGCGCGGACCGGAGGCGCCGGGATCTCGCCGCGGGCGATGGCGTCCAAGATAACCGCGTTCTTGATCGGATCGAGCACCTTGTCGACGAGTACGCCCTGATGCCGCGCGAAGACGCGGTCGGCCGCGGCGAACTCCGCGCGCACGCTCGGGCCGGCGTAGTCCTGCGTGCCGAAGAGGACGCCCTTCGGGATGCCGACCGCGATCGAGAGCTCGTGCATCAGATGCGCGATGAAGCCCGTAAACGCCGTGCTCGGCCGCGCCGGCATCGTCTCGACGCGGTCAGCTTGGCCGAGGTACTTGATCATCCCGACCTCGGAGAGCTCGTTCTTCTGCTGCTGGCCGCTCGGAAGCGTCGCGCTCGGGGTCGGAGTGAAGAGGTTGCGCGCGTTGGCCGTGCCGCGATCGGTGAAGACGAGCGCCGCCTGCTGCGAGGCGAAGCGCACGCCTGCCTTCTCGGCCTGGAGGATTTCGTGCAGCATCCGCGCCGTCTGAATCGCCGCGTGAAAGTCGGTGACCCCGCGGTACTGATCGACGCGGAAGGGATCGAAGTAGTGGCAGAAGTTGCCGGCCGGCACGTCCTCCGCGCCGAAGTAAACGCCCTCGCGCGTCACGCGGTAAATGCGATACGCGACCGGCACGCCGAACTCGTTAGTAATGACGCCCTCAAAGTAGTTCTCCGAGTCGAGACCCATCTCGTTTGGATTGCCGATGCGGGTCGCCGGCACTAGCTGGAGCTTCAGCCCGTCGCCCACGCGGCGAATGACGAAGCCGCAGTCGCCGTCTACCGGCCGATTCTCCGCGGCTAGCTGGACGAGCTTGCGGAACGAATTGCGGCCCGTGGCGTCGGCCTGCTTGCACCACGTATGGAACCACTCGCCGACCGTGGCGTTGTAGTCGCGGTCTCCAGTCGCAGGCGAGTATTCGGTCGGCGTCAGGTAATTGCCGAACTTGCGCGAGACCTCCTTAACCTCGGGACAATTCTCAACCAGATTGCGCGCCTCCCACATCATCACCACGCGCTCGCGCACCGTCTGCGACGACTCGCTCGGCTGGCCGTACTGCATCGGCGCGTAAAGCCGGTTCGTCTGCGCGGCGTTGTAGCTGAACAGCGCGGTCTCGACGCGAGCCTGGAGCCGGCGGAGCGCGGCCTGCGGCGCGATGGTCTCAAGCGCCCGCTCGAACCACGGCCGATTGCGGATGACTGCCGTCGCGTCGAAAGTCTGCATAATCAGTTCCCGTTGAAGCTAACGAACGTCGTGTCGGTCGTGTTCCCGTTCTGGTACTCGATCGCGTCGGCGATGTCCCCCAGCATCCTATTGAGAGTGTTAAGATCGGCGCGCGTGACCGACTTGCCGTTGAGCGAATAGCTGGTGTTGAGCAGGCAAGCCTGGATCGCGTCGAGCACCTTGCTCTTGAGCGTGGTGAGCGTCGCGACGTCGATGTCTAGGAACGGATTGTCTGCCGCCATAAAAGAGCGGCCGCCGTCAAAAGGTTTTTTGACGCTCCGCGCTGGCTTCGATTTGACGACAAAAAAGCCGCCCCACTATGGGAGCGGCTTGGTCTGCTTCGGCGGTCGCCCGCCTCGTCGGCCGTTGCGCCTTGCGGCGGCGGCCTTGGCCTCGGATCGGATCCGCCCGCCGAGGCGGCCGAGCGCGACCGCGGCGGGGTTCTTGGCTGCGTCTGGCATAAGCTCAGGACCGCTCGAAGCGGCCGGTTTTAGGGCAACGGACGGCGAGGAACACCGCGCCGCGGACGCCGGTCGCGACGTAGTAGCGCGGCTCCCAGCCTCGGCCGGCCAGATCAGCGGCGACGAGCGGGCCGACTTCTAGAGCTTCGACGGTGTAAGTGCGGGAGTCGATGGTGGTCTTCATTGGTCGTTGTTGATTACGTGCAGAGAGAAACCTAAGCGGTCGGGATAGTCAAGCGTCTTTCGGAAAAAAGTTGGGGCGGGTGGTGAGCCCGCCCCGGTGAGCTTTTTAGCAGATACCGAGCGCCACGAGAGCTTCATCGTCAGCAAGGATTATGTCCGAGGACAGGTCTAGGTAGGCGTGGCGAGCGAGCGCCGAGTTGTAGCAGTAGAGGAGCCGGCGTCCCGAGCGGGAGACGAACTCGGTCTCGGTGCCGCCATTAGCGGGAACCCAGGCGTTCTTGAAAGTCGCGATGGCGTTGCGGATCGCGACGATGGAGTTGGTGTCGTTGTTCACGTGACCAGAGAAACCCAAGCGCTCGGGAAAGTCCAGAACTGTTTTGAGGAAAACCTCGGCCCCAATTCCACGCTACGTCTTCGCCGGCACGAAGCGGATGATGCCCGCAATCGTCGCCATACAAAGAAGCATCGCGCTCGTGTCCAAGCCGTGGTTGGGCGCGTTGCTTCGGACCTCGCGCCATTCCCACACGCCCGTCCGAACCTCGACCTTCGCCTCGCCCTTGAGGTGCTCGAGGTAAAGCGGGTTAACGTCGGACGGCAGTTCCCAGCGTAAGTCGCCTTTGCCCTCGAGCGCGGTCGCGAGCGTGTCCTTGAAGTAGTCGCCCGACCAGTTGTAGAAGTAAACATCGCCGCCGCGGTAATCGCTCACCTGCGGATCTGAGAACGGGAAGTTGACCATCTGCCCGGTCGCCTCGTCGCGCATCGTCCACGTCCGCCGGCCGTAGCCTCGCATCGAGCGCCAGCCGAACTCCGCGCAGTCGCGGTCCACGTCTGCCGGCCGGTAGCCGCGATCCTGCGCGACGCACGCACTCGAGACCTTGAACCGCTCCTGGAGCGCGCGCAGCTGGTCGCGCGTGTCGATGCGCCCGAACCACAGCTGGCGATAGCGCGGCCCTTGCGCCGTGGAGAACGCGCCGACCTCGACCCAGAAGTGGTCCTGCTGGCGGTCAATCGCGAGGAAGCGGATCGCCTCGTCGGGGATCGACTCGCCCTGCGCGTAGTCGGCCAACTTGTAGCCCGAGTCCTTGAGCAGCACGTTGACCGCCTTCTTCTCGACGATCCACGGCAGCGCCTGCCGCTTGGTCCGAAACTCGATCTTCGCCTGCTCGTCGCCCGTGCGAACCAGCTGGTTTTCGGCTTGGAGGAACTCTTCGACGAGGAGCCGCATCGGCCGCGTGACGATTGCCTCGAGCCGGAACGAGCGCACCTCCCGCGGCGCCGCAGGATTCATCGGCACGAAGCGCCCGGTCTTCGCCCAGCCGGCGCGGGTCGCGTCGCTGTCGGCGGACTCGTGCCCGCAGGAGATGCAGCGAAAGCGGCAGGTCTCCACCGCGCGCCCCACGTCCCACGTCTCATCATCGCGCCGCGCCGCTCGGTCCCAGATCACGCCGCCACGCTGCTCCTTGCTTAGAACCTCGAAGGCAACTGGAAGCACGTTGCGGCAGCCTGGGCACTCGGCGTGCCACTCGCCCTGATCGCCCGAGCGGAAGCTCGTGTCCTCCACGTTGCCAGTTTCCGCGTCCATCACCGGCGCTTGGCTCGCGTTGTAGATCTTCGAGCGCCCGACCTCCTCGAACTTGGAGACGCGCGCCACCGCGTGGCCGTAGATCTCCTGCCAACGCGGAAGCCAGAGCTCGTCGTTGATCTTGTAGCGGATCGACTGGCTCTGCTGGGTCGAAAGGTTCGCCGCGTTGAGCGTGACGAAGAAGCCGCCGAAGAAGATCTCGGTTGTCGTGCGGTGCGGCCCCGGCTTCGGCAGCATTGCCGCCACCGGCCGGCATCGCTCAAGAAGCGGCCAGAGGCGCGTCTTCGCGTGCTTCTCCACCATCTCGTCCGTCTGCATCGTCCAGCTAATCGGGCCGGGATCGTTCGCGATGATCCACGGCAGCCAGACGTCAGCCACCAGCGTGCCGCCGATCTGCACGGCTTTCCTAAAGTGAACGCGACGGACCAGCGGATTTTGCAGCGCGTCGAAGATCGGCACGAGCCACGGCGACAGCCGCACATTGAACGGCCCAGGCGTCGCGTAGGATTCCGGCAGCTGGACGTGCCGCCGCGCCCAGTCGTAGATCGGCGAGCGATCCGGCCGCGGAAGGCGGAAGCCGGCGAGGAGTTGCTCGGCGCTCATTGCTTCTTCCGCGGCCTCCCGCCCTTCTTGCCGTTCAGCTTCGCGGCCTGCGCCTTCGCAGCGGAGCGAGCGAGCCCGCCGCGGCGCCCTAGCGCAGCCATTACGTCTCGCACCATCTCAGGCGTCGGCAAGCAGTTCATCGAGTAGGGTCACGAAGGCTCGCTCGGCGACGGCGGGCACGACGCCGTTTCCGAGTAGGCGAAGCTCGTCGACTCGGGAATCACCGGCGACGCACAACTGGGCATAGTCCAGCCCACCGGCAGGCCCATCAGAGTCTCCACCCAGCGCGGGTTGAGTTTGCCGGCTACCTGGCTGCCCAGCTTCGGCCACTTCGTCCCGTCTTGCCCGACTTGATAGCCGACTTGATTCTTGGCTTCGGGCGTTGCCCACGCCTTGACTTGAGCAGTCAATGGCATCGTTGCCACCTTCCCTTCCGCTTGTCTCTTGGCCCAAGTCTCTGGATTCTCGTCCGTCGTCTTGCCAGTTCGAGGCGTTGCCCACGACGCGGGGCGGTTCCCATCCGAACTGGGGCTGGCCGGGGCGGCTAGGCCAAATCCTTTCTGCACGTCCCTTAGTTGCACACGATGCGCTGCTCGGTCCGTCGATGCTGCGCAGTGCACATCGCTCGTTTGCGGTGTCGGCCAATTCGATTCCGGCTTTCCCGATTTGAGCATCGGCGGACGATTCGGGAGTCCCACAATCGCAGGATGATTTGAAAGGCACTTTTGCCCGTAGTTCGCCTGACAGCCTATCTTCCCGCCATCCGCAGTTGCAGGAGTCGGCCAATTCTGAACCGTGACAACCGCTTGATCCAGCGTCCTCATCGCTCGACTCCTCCCGTCGGATGCCATCATTGAGTCGGGATGATAAGCCCCCTTGTAATCCCGAGTCGAAGCGGTCGGCCAAGATAAAGAGCCTTTTTCTCTGATGAGGCGCGCCAATTTCAGACGCTGAGAATATGCCCCACGACACTTTGTAACCCAACTCTTCCAGGTCGCTGATGACTGTTGAGAGTCCCAGCGTGATGTGCCCCTCGACGTTTTCAAAGAAGCAGAGTTTGGGTCGCAGAATTGAAATTCCATCTGCGATGTAGGGCCAGAGGTGGCGGGGGTCTTCTCGGCCGAGTCGCTTCCCGGCGCTTGAGAATGGCTGGCACGGATAGCCGCCTGAGAGGATATCCACTCGGTCGCGCAGGTCGGACCAAGGAAAAGACTTGAGGTCAGGCCAGATCGGAG